TGTTTGATTAGGGTTGCCTAATCCATCTTGAGGTGTTGTTTGTACACAACACCGGATACTGGTGCGTCTCACTCACGATAACCCCTAAAAACCTCTAGCACTAGGAACGAAGCAGAGGATAGTGTAAGTTTTACTTACATGATGTCGGTGTAGGTAAGGGAAAGGCAGGAGCCCTTGGGGTCGTACAAAACACCTACTTCATAGTCACGGCAAATGCAACTCACATGAAACATTTCCTAAAAGACTTGGAACCTTTGTACAGGTTCCGTCTGACCAAAACAATCTACATGAACCATTAATTGATTCTAATTTATCTAAGCTTAAAAAAATGTGTTAGAGCGTAAGCGAAAACACTAATGAGCGTAGCTCATTATGAATAAATACAATTATGCTAGTATCTGAAATATTATTTGAAAAAGACATTGTAAAAAAAAGCAGTAACAGTGATAGTGATTCTACTACTCCTCCTGAAATTGGTAAGATAGGTACAGGCAGTAAAGTAGTAGGTAATGTAGGTCCTGATCCTGTTGAACCTGATGCAAAACCGACTGTTTGGTCTAATGCAAAGTCTAAATTTAAAGCTGTCTTTAGTGCGTTACGCAGGGTAGCAACTTTTAAATTTAATGTGCTATTAGGTTTAGTCCTTGGTGCTAATAATCTTTATCGCAGTGCAAAAGAATACGGTATTATCCTGCAGATGAACAACTGCAGTAGGCGAGTACAACCCGGACATTCGGCAGAGTTTAATGGCAACATTTTTTCAAGTGAGGATCTAGTAAAAAGATTAAATCACAGGGCGTACAAAATTAAATCAGGTGTAGTTATGGAATTAGTAACTGCTTTTGGTGCAGCAGCAGGTGCAGACCAACTAATGAAATACATGCCTAGTTTAGTAAAGGTGCCTGGACTAGCTGGTTTATTTGCAGTAGGATCAGCTGCAGCAGGTAGGGAAGGTATAGAAAAAATACAAGAAGCAATTGGACCAAGGGCTCGAAAACTTGCATGGTTAGCAAGCGATTACATAGTTGGAGATTGGTTATCAAATTACACACTACAGATTGCTAGCGACTGCGGCAAAGTTTCTGAATCACAATTTACATTTAGTAAAGGCAGTTTAGGTTCAAAAGACGCAAGTCAAAGTCAAAAAGCCAAAAAGATAAAAGCTCTAGTAGATGAAATTTTACGAGATAACCCACAACTTGCTATCAAATAAAAGGCAAATGGGTATTTTTTGTAGTTTCTAAATTTTCTTCAATAATATTTGAAATTATCTTTTTATCTTCACTTGTGATTTTAAACATTACATCATCATATGAGAAAGATCCTCTCATATACCAAGCTAACTTGTATGTATTATGTTTAATTTCTTTTGTGATGTTTTCGTAGTGTTTACCGAGGTCTATAAGGTCAGATTCCGAGAGCTTAACGATTTGTTGCCGAAAAAACTTGAGTAATCTACATTAATTTTTGTTTTAAAATCTTTTCCGCATTCTTCGTTTATACATGTAACAGTAATTTCAGGAAGGGACCAACTGTCATTCATTTCTTTTACCCTATCTTGGACAGCATTAAAGAACATGCTGTCGTTAGTAACTAAGAAATGTTTGATTTCTAAGAAATTAAATTCTACGTCATTACCGTTTGAGATATTGTGTACATGGGTTAATCCAATTTCTGCTGCCAACTGGGTCATTTCATTAAAGATATCTTGTCTAAGTTTATCTTTATCTTTATTATCATCTGGTAATTTTTCAATTTGAACTAATTTTTTCTGTAGTGTAAAGTTTTGTTTGGAAAAATCAGTTTGCTCTTTGTAAGTCAATGGTCTAAGCTCTATCTTTAAACCTTCTAACATCACAGGCGCAGGTAACTGATTATTTGATAATTGGCCTAATACATTTGGAAGATTAATATCATGTTCTGCACTGTTTGAGCAATGGGGACAGGTTGTTGTAATAGGCATTAGATCGCCATATGTTGCAATCCTTATAGCTATTAATAGGTAATCAATATCAAAACTTACAATCTTCCATGGATCTAATATATGTGGTATACAACTTTTGATAATGTGTGCAGTAGCCTCTCCTGAAAACAAAGCATCCGGTGTTTTAATTATCAGTTCATCCATAGTATTCATACCGAACACTGGTATCTCAGAAATCGTATTTTCTGTGACTATCTTGTCATTGTAATAAGTTCCTTGGCTAGGAAGGTCAACATAAATTTTAGGTTGCCTACTGTAACTTTGCAAAAAACTTGCCATATATTCTCCACATAAATAATAATATACTTATCATTGATAGATCATCCAGATTTAGATTAAGGATTTTAAATGGACCCACAAGATTTACAAGAACTAAAAAAAGCAATACAAGATTCAATTGCTGCAGGCTTTAAGAATGCTAGACCATCCGGAGGCGGAGGCAATACAAACACACCATCTGCACCTGACGGAATAGGCGGATTAGCTCGCATGGGTAACGTACTCAAAGATACGGGTAGTGGTTTGGCAAGTTCTGTAGGTTCATTTATCACTATCTTAGAAAGAGGTAATGGAAATTTAGCGGATTTTGGTAAAGCAGTTAACAGTTTAGGTAGTGAACTAGACAAATCGTTTACAAAAAATATTCCTATAATAGGAGATTTTTTAGGTGACACGTTTAAAGTTTTAGGCATGGGTGTTGAAGTTGTATCAGGAATGCTACAAGACCAAGCTAACATGTACCGGTATCTATCAAAGGTAGGAGGCGGCTTTGGCGGAGATTTATCGCAGCTACGTTTACAGGCAGGCGAGGCAAGGTTAAGTTTAAGAGACTACGCTGAAATTGTAGCTAACAATAGTCAAACTTTGTCTATGTTTGAAGGTGGAGTAGACGGAGGAGCAGCGGCTGTAGCAAAATTAGGTCGCACAATGTTTGATAGTGGAGTAATTGATAGACTACAAAATTTAGGTATGTCTATTGCTGAAGCTAATGAATTTGTTGTTCAAAACATAGCTCTTACTAGGCGGCAAGATATTTTATCACAACGATCAGAAGAAGAACAACTGTTAGCAGCCGCAGAACTTGCACAATCAATGACAGTGATGTCTAAATTAACTGGAAAGCAAGCAAAAGCTATCCAGGATGATCTAGAGCGCAGGCAGCGAGATGGAGCACAAATTGGTGCATTAAGGATGCTTGAAGCAAATGGTATAGAAAATGCACAAGAAGCATATAATCAAATGCAAACTGGGTTAGCTGGTGCACCAACTGTGCTAAAAGACCTAATGGATGATATAATCCGACTTGGTGTTCCTGTGGGCGAAGCTACAAAGAATTTTGCCGCAACAAACCACGAAGCATATGCACTTGCCCAACAAGCAGCCGCAGCACTGAAAGCTGGAGATGTAGAACAAGCTGAGAGATTAAGCCAAGAAGCAACCGCTGCAGCTTTAAAATTTGCAAAAAGTAGACAGGGCGCATATCTAGCAAGCATGGCAGGAGTTTCAGAAGTAGGACAAACACAAGCAGATGCATTGGCTGAAATGGATCCATTAATTACTGCGATTGAATCAAAGATAGGCGCTACAGGCGATATCATAGAAGGATTTAATACTGTTGTAGCCGAAATGACAGAAAAAGTAAGGAATACCATGTATGATCAAACTGAAAACATGGGTTCTTACATGGCAGTAAGAGAATTTGAACAACAATTTGCAGAGCTTAGTGGTGAATTCCAAAAAGTCTTGGGCGGAGCACAGTCTTCTGCAGCAATTAATGATAAGTTAGTTGAGCTTTCACAAGACATTCAGAGATTTGATTCACCTGCTCTTGTTAAAGGTTTACAAGACAAGATAAACGGATTATTGGAAAAGAATAATGTCTTGCAGGAAAAAGGTCCAGCTGCAGTAGGTATGGCAGATTTGGAAACATTTATAGGTCGAGGATTAAAGATAGATCTACAGGCAGTTGAAGGTGATCCAGAGTCAGACAGCGGAATGAAAATTGAAGAAATACATAATCTGTTAAAACAGTTTAATGAAACTCAAAACGAAGGAGAAAAACAAAAATTACTTAAAGATTTAATTAGTAAAAACATATTAGATAAAGAAGGTAATTTATCACAGCAATTACAAGAAGGGTTACATAAACTACAACAGGATGATTATGCTGCAGTTGAAGGAGAAAGAGCTGCAGGTAAAAGGATAGATGCTACTACTATTATTGACGATGCATTGAAATCTGTAACCGAAAAATGGGACAGTATTACACAATACATATCAGATTCATTAGATACATGGGGTAATAAATTTCAAACATTTATAAATGAAGAAATGGGTTTATCTACATTAATGGATAAATTATCTGGATTTAAAAATGATTTCCAATCATGGTACGATGATCAGTTTGCTACATTAACAAAATTTTATGACGACATTAAAGCTAAGAAAAATGCATTTGATACATGGTGGGATGAATTAGATTTAAATCCATTTAGTCAAAATATCAAACCAAATGATCCACAATTAGTACCAGCAATGTATCAACCAACCCAAAATTTCCAACCAAACGCATCAATGTCTAATGACATGGCTCAGCAGTCCCAAAATTTCCAACCAAACGCATCAATGTCTAATGACATGACTCAGCAGTTGTTCCAAGAATTACTAACTATGGGACCTATGAGCCAAGATAAACAAATGTTTGCGGCAGAAAATGCAGCCCTTTTATCGCAATTAAAGGAAATGGTAAAATCAGGTGTAACTGATATTAAAAAATATAACGGTGATCCAGCTAGTGGAGATTTAAATAAATTAACAGAGACTTGGTCTAGTAGTGTTAATGAAATATTAGTAAAAATAGAAAAGTTAATGGAAAATTACCCAGCTAAAAATAATGTAGACATGTCACAAGTAGTACAAAAATTAACTGATCTTAACAATAATGTGAGAGAAGTAGTAGAGCTAAATACTAAAAGTAATAACATGTCAAAAAAGAATCTTGATTACAATCGAGAATCATCTATGTATGCGTAAAAAGGAAAAGAATGAGTTGGAAGAAGTTTTTTACAACAGTTGATCAGCAAGGAAAACCTGGATCAGGGTTTGGTCCAATCAGCGGACGGGAATTTTCTAACAAGCCAGGACCGGCAAGATCCAATTATAATTCATTCTTACCAGATATCTATACTGGAGCACCTAATCGTGTAGAAAGATATGGCCAGTATAACACTATGGATATGGATTCTGAAGTAAATGCCGCACTTGATATCCTTGCTGAATTTTGTACGCAAAAAAATAAAAAGAATGATACACATTTTGAATTTAAATTTTATAAGAATGCTACAAACACCGAAGTACAAATCCTAAGCGAATACTTAAAACAATGGTATAAATTACAAGAATTTGAAACAAGAATGTTTCGCATTTTACGGAATACATTTAAATATGGTGACACATTTTTCCTAAGAGATCCAGAAACAAAAAAATTATTTTATGTTGATCCGGCTAAAGTAAATCGAATTATTGTAAATGAAAGTGAAGGCAAAGAACCTGAACAATACATTGTGCAAGATGTTGCGTTAAATTTTAAAGATTTAATTGCCACTCAGCCTTTGCAAACAAATGGTAGTACTACTGGAGGAGGAACCGGGTACATTACAGGTGGTGTTAGAGGAATGACCGGACCAACAAATCCAGGACAAGTAGGTTCTAGATTTCAAATTGAACAAGAAGAAGTTGCAGTTAATGCAGAACATATTGTTCATGTAAGCCTTAGCGAAGGATTAGATGAGAATTTTCCTTTCGGTAACAGTTTATTAGAAAGTATTTTCAAAGTTTACAAACAAAAAGAATTATTAGAAGATGCAATTATAATTTACAGGGTGCAAAGAGCACCTGAGAGAAGAGTTTTTTACGTTGATGTGGGTAACATGCCTAGCCATCTTGCAATGCAGTTTGTTGAGCGTGTAAAAACGGAAATCCATCAGCGGAGAATACCATCCAAGACAGGAGGAGGAACAAACGTCATAGACAGTAGCTATAATCCTCTGTCAATCAATGAAGATTACTTTTTCCCTCAAACTGCAGAAGGTAGAGGCAGTAAAGTTGAAACACTGCCTGGCGGAACTAACCTAGGTGAAATAGACGATTTACGATATTTTACAAATAAATTAGTAAGAGGACTACGAATACCTAGTAGTTATTTGCCTACTGGTGCAGATGACAGTAATGCAACATATAATGACGGCAGAGTTGGTACTGCGTATATACAAGAACTAAGGTTTAACACCTATTGCGAACGATTACAAAATTTGCTAATAGAAGAATTTGATCAAGAATTTAAAAGATACTTACTTGAAAAAGGTGTTAATATTGATACTGCAATGTTTGATATTAAGTTTTGCCCTCCGCAAAATTTCGCTGCTTACCGGCAAAGTGAGTTAGACACTACACGCATTGCAAGTTTTGGATCTGTACAAGCAATACCTTTTATTGCTAATAGATTTGCTTTAAAAAGATATCTAGGATTAAGTGAAGAGGAAATTGCAGAAAATGAACAGCTATGGAGAGAGGAAAATGATGAAGAATTACAAACTTCAGGAGGAGATGCTGCTGCAGAAATGCGTGGTGTAGGAATTAGCGGAGCAGGAATATCTGCAGATATTGGCGGTGCTGAGGACATAGCAGATATTGAAGGAATGGAAGATGGAGGAGAAGGAGAACCTCCGACAAGTGCAACTGTACCAGAACCTGGAGCAGAAGCCGCACCAGCAGATACAGGAGCCGCACCAACGGTATAAATACAGTATGATACTACGTGAATTATTTTATTATGATAAAGAAACCATGGAGCCTGCTGAAGACGATAGGTATGAGCCACAGTATGACAAATCTGTTGTTGATCTAGATGACACTAGGAAAACAAGATTAACGCTTAAACAGATAAATCGTGCAAGAAAAGCAGCAGAACTTCATGATAAAGAAAAAGCAAATGAGATTGAATTTGTTCGGCAAATGTATGGCATGGCTGCTCAGGCCGCTGCAGCAGGTGAAGGGCTAGTGTGAAGCTTGATAAATCTTTATACACTAAAGAAGAATTCAAAAGATTAAAAGCATACAACAATCATTTAAAAAATAAAAAAAAAGCAGAAAAACAGTTAGCTAAAATTCGTGAACAAGTCACTGACTTTTCTCATATTGAAAAAAGTCATCGTCTTGCTTTTGTTTTAGGTAATGGTACATCGAGGGTAGGCATTGACTTAGATAAACTAAAGGCAACTGGTACAATTTATGGATGTAATGCTCTCTACAGAGAATTTTCTCCAGACTATCTTGTTGCTGTTGATGTTAAAATGATCCTTGAAATTAATAAATCTGGTTATCAAAATAAAAATATAGTTTGGACAAATCCTAACAGATCATATGAGAGGATGAATAATTTTAATTTTTTTCAACCAAGTAAAGGATGGAGCAGTGGGCCTACAGCTTTATGGCTTGCATGCCAACATAAATGGCAACAAATATATATTTTAGGATTTGATTATAAAGGTTTAGACGGCGGTAAAAAATTTAATAATGTTTACGCAAATACGCCAAATTATAAAAAAAGCTCAGACGGGGCGACATTTTTTGGTAATTGGTCAAGGCAAACAAAAATGGTGATACAAGATAATAAAAATATTGAGTTTATTAGGGTTGTAGAATCTCATACATACAATCCAGAAGATTTTGAAAAATTGCCTAATTATAAAACTATGAATAAAGAATTTTTTTTAAAGTTTTTTAATCTATAAAAAACCTTGTTTTTCCTCTATTTATGCACTATTTCTTACAATTAATGTAAATAATATTATGACAGCCTTACCATTTGGTAAATTTATAGGAGTAATCAATGGCACAAAAAAGAATTAAAAAGCAGGTAAAAGAAAGCGTCAACAAAAAAGTTGCGCCTAAAAAAGTAAATGAAAGCCGAGATAAATTCCAGCAAATGCTAGAATATCTTGTAAATGAAGATACTGCTAAAGCAGAAGATCTTTTCCATGAAATTGTAGTAGAAAAATCAAGACAAATTTATGAAAACTTACTACAAGAAGAG